CTGAATTTAACAAAAAACAAGCAATCTTAGAAGTAACTGCTGATTTAGCAGAAACAGAAAAAGAGAAGTTTGTTTCTATGGCTGAAAATGTTGAGTACGATAGTGCTGAGAAATTTAGAGAGAAGTTGGAAACTATTAAAGAATCTTATTTCCCTAAAACGAAATCAGAAGTAACAGAAGAAAGTTCTGTTGATTCTGTGGCGGCAAACGAACCTGCTGATTTTTCTGCTGGTAAGTCGAATGCTATGGCTGCATATACGGCCGCAATATCAAAGAACCTTAAAGCTGCAAAGTTTTAATGTTTTTAATAACTGTAAATAATAACAAGGAGAGATAAAAATGTATCTTACTGAAAACTTACAAGAAAAATGGCAGCCAGTCCTAGAGCATCCAGATTTACCTAATATTGGTGATGCTTATAAGAGAGCTGTTACAACTGTTATTCTTGAAAACCAAGAAAAAGCAACAAGAGAAGATAGAGGTTATCTTCAAGAAGCAGCCCCTGCTAACGCAACTGGTTCATCTGTGGACAACTGGGATCCAGTATTAATATCACTAGTTAGAAGAGCAATGCCTAATCTTATTGCTTATGACATCTGTGGTGTACAACCAATGACTGGTCCAACAGGGCTTATCTTCGCTATGAAGTCAAGATATGCAACACAAGGTGGAACAGAGGCATTATTTAACGAAGCTGATTCAGACTTTTCTGCTAGAGACGCTGCTGGTGACACTGGTTCAACTGACGCTCAAGCGGGAACTAACCCTGCTACTTTAAATGATAGCCCATCAGCTGGTACTTATACTACTGGTGCTGGTATGTCAACTGCTCAGGCAGAAACACTAGGTGACGGAACTGATGAGTTCGCTGAAATGGCTTTCTCAATCGATAAAGTAACTGTTACTGCAAAATCTAGAGCTCTAAAAGCAGAGTACACTATGGAACTTGCTCAAGACTTAAAAGCAATCCACGGTCTAGACGCTGAAACAGAACTTGCTAACATCTTATCAAGTGAAATTCTTGCTGAGATTAACCGTGAAGTTGTGAGAACAATTTACTCACACGCTAGATCGGGCGCTCAAGTTAATACTACTACTGCTGGAATTTTTGATCTTGACACAGACTCAAATGGTCGTTGGTCAGTTGAGAAGTTCAAAGGGCTTTTATATCAGTTAGAGAGAGATGCTAACGCTATCGGTCAATTAACAAGAAGAGGTAAAGGGAATATAATTTTATGTTCTGCTGATGTTGCTTCTGCTTTACAAATGGCTGGTGTATTAGATTATGCTCCTGCATTATCAACTAATTTAAATGTTGATGACACAGGAAATACTTTCGCTGGTGTACTTAACGGTAAATTCAAAGTGTATGTTGATCCATACTCAGCGAATGTATCCGCAAGTCAATTCTATGTTGTTGGATATAAAGGTACTTCACCTTATGATTCAGGATTATTCTATTGTCCATACGTTCCACTACAAATGGTGAGAGCGGTTGGTCAGGATAGTTTCCAACCTAAGATCGGCTTCAAAACTAGATATGGTATGGTTCAGAATCCTTTTGCTACAACAAACGGTGCTGGTGCTATAGATAACTCTGGTGCAGTTGCTGCTGGAGATACTAATGTATACTACAGAAGAACAAAAGTAACGAACATAATGTAAGTTGCTTTCACTTTTGTGAAACAATTAAAAAGGGGGTTTTATTACCCCCTTTTTTTTAGCCTGATTTTACTATTATAAATAGTAGTATGACAGAAACAAATGTTTATACTAGAGAACCATCTAAGCAAGACTATGCTAGTCCTGTACAGTTTAGATTTAAGATAACCAAACTGCCATTAGTTGAATATTTTGTACAGACAGCAAACATTCCAGGAATAACTTTAGGTGGCGCTACACAATCAACACCACTTGTTGATATACCAATACCAGGTGATAAGATAACTTATGCTTCTCTTGATATGTCATTTCTTGTTGATGAAAATTTAAATAACTATAAAGAGATACACGACTGGATGGTCGGTTTAGGTTTTCCTGATAATCATAATCAATTTCAAGACTTACAATCTACTGGTTCAGATAGATTTCCTGGGTCTAGTAGAAGTACAGCCGTAACAGGCACCTCTGTACCACAACCTTTAAATGAGGGTGGTATATATTCAGATGCTACTTTAACAGTATTGAATAGTAAGAATATTGCCAAAACTGAAATACGATTTAAAAATGTTTATCCGACTAGTTTGGGTAGTTTGAGTTATGATGTTAAACAATCAGATGTTGATTATCTAGTTGCTCCGATTAGTTTCAATTATACAAACTATGAAATAGTACAAGTTTCTACTACTTAATATTAATCCAAAATAAAATGGTCAAAAGCCTTGACTTTCTCTCCAAAATATGATATAATATCAATATGACATTAGAAGAATTACAACAACAAGTAGATAGAGATTTTAAAATTGATGATACGGAACTAGATGCCGAATCAATTAAGATACCTTTATTACATAACAAATACCTACAACACTTTAACAAGTTTTCTTTATTATTAAAGAAGGCAGAATATGACCACAAATTAATGATAAGACAAAAGTGGGAATATTATACAGGTAAAGCAGATGAATCTATTTACAGAGAAAAACCATTTAACTTAAAAGTTTTAAAATCAGATGTACATATCTATATGGATTCAGATGATGAATTACAAAAGGCAGATCAAAAGGCTGCATACTTAAAACAAGTTGTTTCATATCTTGAACAAATTTTAAGAAGTATAAACAATAGAACATTTTTAATTAAGAACGCAATAGAATGGAAAAAGTTTACTAGTGGAGCAATCTAGTTGGCCTGCTTGTGTAGGTCTATCAAAAATAGGTAAATACGGAAGAGTACACACATTGTGGAACGATACAAAAGGTAGTCGCCCTACACCATGGTACATGAGATTAATACCCATGATGTTTATTAAGTGGAATCGTAAAGGGAGTTATATATTCAATGGAACATCAAAAAATATTCGCAACTAATATATTTTTAATAGATGATTTTATATCATTAGATAGTACTGATAGTATGAAGCAATATATTGCTGAACTATGGAAGAATAGAGAATATGATAATAATTGGCAAACTAAATCTGCTGATTTACATAAACAAGCAATATTTTATAACTTTGCTAAGACTGTTGTTGACACAAGCTCACAAATAATGAAACAATTAGATTATGATGTAGAGGGTTTGATGATAACTGATATGTGGGCAAATGTATTAAAATCTAATGAACATCACCCAATGCATACACACTCAAATAATTTTTTAAGTGGTACTTATTACTTACACTCTGACCAAGGCGCCAGTATAGTATTTCACGACCCTAGACCTGCAGCGGACGTTATTGTGCCAAGAAAGAAACAAGACACACCAAACAATTCAAGTTTATTAAGTTATGCATCTAAAACCAACAGAGCAATAATATTTCCATCATGGTTGCCACATCAGGTTCAACAAAACAAGTCTGACAATAAACGCATAAGTATAGCTTGGAATATACAAATTAAAGGACAGGTAGGAGAACACCATGAATTTCAATCTGCCGACTTCTAAGGTTTTATAATCTATGGACACTCTTATAATAGAGAAGAAGAATGAGGTTTATATAACCGTAGATTGTGACCCAAATGTTCAGAGAGAGTTATCTGAATTTTTTACATTCTATGTTCCTGGTTATAAGTTCATGCCTGCATTTCGTAATCGTATGTGGGATGGTAAGATAAGATTATTTTCACAAAAGACCAAAGAGGTATACTTTGGATTATTTCCTTACATTAAAGCATTTGCCGAAGAAAGAGAATATCATATTGTCTGTGGTAAAGATGTTGAAGTAAAAAATAAAGTAGATAAAGATATTGTTGAAAAGTTTTCTAATAGTCTAGGTCAAAAATTTGAAGCAAGAGATTATCAAGTAGACGCTATATATCACAGTTTAAAGTACAATAGGGCACTCCTACTTAGTCCTACAGCATCAGGTAAGTCTTTCATCATCTATGCTCTCATTCGTTACTATACACATCTAATCAAAGATGAGACTAACAATCGAATATTACTAATTGTACCTACAACCTCATTGGTTGAACAAATGTATTCTGACTTTAAATCATATGGCTGGAATGTAGAAAAAAATTGTCATAGACTGTATAGTGGTTATTCTAATCAAACAGATAAAAAAGTTTTAATATCTACATGGCAAAGTTTATATAAGTTACCGAAAGAATATTTTGACCAGTTCGGTGTAGTGTTTGGTGATGAAGCTCATTTATTTAAATCTAAATCATTAACAGAGATTATGTCTAAACTTATTGATTGTAAATATAGAATAGGTCTAACAGGAACACTTGATGGTGCTCAAACTCATAAACTTGTATTAGAAGGATTGTTTGGTGCTGTGAATAAAGTTACATCTACTAGAAAACTTATGGATAAACAACAGCTGTCAAATCTTGTTGTTCGTTGTTTAATATTAAAACATACAGATGAAAACTCTAAGATAGTTTCAAATGGTAAATATCAAGATGAAATAGATTACTTAGTAAGTAGCAGACCAAGACAAAATTTCATTCGTAATCTAGCACTTAAATTAAAAGGTAATACTTTGGTGTTATTTCAGTTAGTCGAAAAACACGGTAAAGATTTACATAAGATAATAAAAGAAAAGGCTGAAGAAGGTCGAAAAGTTTTTTATATTTTTGGTGGTGTTGAAGCAGACGAAAGAGAAGCAATAAGAGGTATAGTAGAGAAAGAAAAAGATGCTGTTATCGTTGCAAGTTATGGTACATTCTCCACTGGTGTTAATATTAAAAACTTACACAATATTATATTTGCTAGTCCATCTAAAAGTAGAATAAGAAACCTACAGTCTATAGGCCGTGGGTTAAGATTAGGCGACAATAAGGTTAATGCGACATTGTATGATATAGCAGATAATCTAACTTATAAATCAAAAGAAAACTTTACATTAAAACATTTTCAAGAAAGGATAAACATCTACACCGAGGAAGAGTTTGAGTATGAAATACACAATATCGACTTGAAGGAATAGATAAATAGTTATATGGATAAATTAATAGAACAGCCAGATAATAATATTGTTGATTATCGCATAGTCCGTTTAACTGACGGAAGTGTGTTGGTTGGTAGTATTACAATAGATAAAGATTTTCTAAGAATACAAAACCCGTTACAATTAAAATCAGTACCAAGAATTACATCATATGGGGTTAAAGATGATTCAGTATTAGAACAATGGATTCCTTTTACAGATGATAAGTTATTTGTTATTCCAAAAGATAAGGTACTAGTTATATCAAAAGCAGCTAAAGAATTAGCACACTACTATGAAGTTATATTAAATAAATTAACGACTGTAAAGGTTAAAGTTGCTTATTCAGCTGAAGAAATAGATAAGATTATGAATCTTGCTGATGAGATGGAGAAACAATTAACAGAAGAAGAACTTGAAGAGTTTAAAGAAAAATATGATGCAACTAAACTTAAAACAGTACATTAAGGTTACTAGGTTTAGCCCACCTCAAAGCGACTACATAGTCGATTATACACATATTCCTATCAATGTCAAGCACACTAAAATAATTAATTGATATGCTTGCATTTTACCAGAAACTGTGTTACAATACATTAAAGAAAGTTGAAAAATATTATGAAAACAAAAGCACACAAACCTCATTACGTTGACAATAAAAAGTTTCTAGAGGCGATGATTGAGTACAGAGCAAGATGTACTAATGCTGAAGAACAAAAAGAAAGTAAGCCAGATGTTACAAATTACATTGGTGAATGTTTTCTAAAAATTGCAAATCACTTATCTTATAGACCAAATTTTATTAACTATACATATCGAGATGATATGATATCAGATGGTATAGAAAACTGTTTACAATATATGAGTAATTTTAATCCAGATAAAAGTAAGAACCCATTTGCATATTTCACACAAATAATTTACTTTGCATTTATAAGAAGAATACAAAAAGAGAAAAAACAAATGCAGATTAAATCTAAGTTAATAGCAAATATAGGTGTTGAAAATATGATGGATCAATTAGCAGGAGACGATAAACAATATCAAAGTCAATTGCTTGATTTTCTACAAAGAAATTTTAGAGAAGAAGAACCAACAAAAAAATAACATATGCTAATTGCCCTACTAAACGATACACATTTCGGTGCTAGAAATGATAGCAGTATATTTGATGATTACTTTTATAAGTTTTATGATGATGTATTCTTTCCTTATTTAAAAGCACATAACATTAAAACACTTATACACTTAGGTGATATAGTTGATAGAAGAAAATATATTAACTATAGAATAGCACACAACCTTAGACATAAGTTTTTGAATAGATTGTGGGAAGATAAAATTGATACACATATACTTATTGGTAATCACGATATCTATTATAGAAACACAAACAAAGTGAATGCTGTAAAAGAATTATGCACAGCAGCTGATGGTGTAAATGAACCTTGGATATATGAAGATCCAAAAGTAGTAGATTTTGACGGCACTAAAATTTTAATGATGCCTTGGATTAATCCAGAAAACGAAGCACATTGTTTAGAAATGTTAAACACAGCAGAGGCTGATGTTTGTATGGGGCATTTTGATTTAAACGGATTTAGAATGATGGATCATATAGTACAAACACATGGCCATGATAAGAAGATTGTATCACGATTTGAAAAAACATATAGTGGTCATTTTCACCATAAGAATGATGATGGTCAAGTATTCTATTTAGGTAGTCAATACGAAATGACTTGGTCAGATTATAATAATCAAAAGGGGTTTCATGTATTTGATACTGAAACAAGAGATATTAAGTTTGTTCCGAACCCACACATTATATTTAAAAAGTTGACATATAATGATACTGAAACAAATTATGATAAGATGGATATATCAGACTACAATCAAAAGTTTATTAAGTTGGTTGTAGTAAGTAAAAAAGATAATCAAATGTTTGATAGACTACTTGATAGATTATATAAC